ATACAATCCTTGTAGCGATGTAAATTTTTACGCAGTTACAAATAGTGATGGGAAAACTTCTATCTGCTGTGATGGAGATCCTTGTTCTGAATTGAATCAAGAGGATATTAACTCCATGTACAGATGGGCTATTGGAACGCCAGCAATACCAAGTGACTGATAGATAATTGAAGAACGTAGTGGTGAAGTAGGAGATACTTCGTTGAATAGAAAAACTCCTGCATTTGTTCCCTACATAACCTAGATAGAACTACGGTGGGTTACTCAAGCGGTAAAGAGGATTGTTTGCTAAACAATTAGGTCAGAAATGGCGCGTAGGTTCGAATCCTACACTCACCTCCTAACACGAAAAATAAATGAAAGAGGGGGTTGACATGCCCCCTCTTTTTTGTTATAATGCTAGAACTCAAACAAGAGAGGTTTGTATGGTATTAGCCTTTTCAAAGAAACATGTCGTTCAAGTTCCCGATAAGCTTGCGTGGCTTGAACCTTATCTAGTGGCAGCGAAGGAAGCGGGAATCAAACTTCCCTCAGAATTCAGGCTTCGAAAGCCAGCACTAGAAAAAAGGATCTTGACCTATGCTTCGGCAACTGTGATGGACGAAGATTCTGTGCGTTGGAACACTAAGGTCATTCCCGACTCGCGGCTGTTCCTTCACTCGCATTATCCCATGTTCGATTACAAACTCAAGGACTACAGGCTAGCTAAGTTTTCACGCAAAACATTGCTTGCTACGATTGCTCATGAGCTTGCTCATTTGCAGGAGAAGGACTTGATCGGTGAAAAGCCCATTGGAACTTACGTAACAGATCATCCTAGAAAGTGGGAGATTTACCACAAGGAAATCATGCAGCTATTCTCAAGCGTTCATGGTAGCCCGTTGTATGTTCCTGCGGGTGAGTGGCCTTCGTGGAATCGTGCCTGTTGGGTTTCCGAGAAAGGAATCTTGAATGGCAGCAAGAGGAACAAACCGAAAGGCATCAAGAATAGTCTCAAACGTTGAGACTGAGGTTTTTGAGATTACAGATGAGCGTGTGAGCATTTGTCCTTATTGTGGAAAGCCCATGATACTCTGTGTCGGTGATTACGGCTATGGCGTTTATACTGTCATGAACTATGGCAGCAAATACAAGTCAACAAAAAGTCGCTTTCATTACGCAGGAAAAGGTAACGTGTGTCTCAAGGCATGGCTCGAAGATTTGAAGAAAAAACACAAAGCGAAACATAAACCCAAGAGGTGAAATTATGGCTTTTGATGATAAGCAACGACAAGCATTGATGGATCGACTCAAGAAACAGAAGGAACGTGGACAATCTATTTGGTGGCGACCACAAGAGGGTAACAACCGAATTCGTCTAGTTCCTTATCCGCATGGTGATGTACCTTTCATCGAATACTACTACCACTACAACCTTTCCAGCGACAAGAAACCAACTCTCTGTCCTAAGAGAACCTTCGGTAAGGAATGTCCTGTGTGCGACTTTGTTGCTACACTCTGGAAGGGTGGCGGCGATGATGAAAAACTTGCGAGGCAGTTAAACGCGAAGCAGCGAATTCACTCACCGATCATTGATCGTGAGAAAGAGGAAGATGGCATTCAGTTGTTCTCCTACGGTTCGCAGCTTTACGAGAAGCTTCTCGAAACTATGCTTGATCCTGACTATGGTGATATCTCCGATCCCGAAAAGGGTCGTGATATTACGGTCAAGTACACTCCACAATCTAAGGGACAACCATTCCCTAAGACTGATATCATGCCGAAACCCAAGGTGACTCCGATGCTTGATGCTGGTGAGGAAGCTTGGACCGAGATGCTAGAGAAGTGTCCGAACATTATTGATCTTGTTCCCGAACCTACAGTAGAAGAACTAGAGGAAATGCTACGCGCACTCGCTGGTGGATCTGCCGAAGAAGAAGGAACTGATTACGGTGATGGTGAGGACACCGACAATGTAGCTGGCTTTAACAAATAGGTGAGGAAAAATGTCTGAACAGAAAATGTCAGACTTCCTCAGAGATTCCTTAAACGATACACTTGGCACAAAGGGAGGGGGAGTAGCATTCAAATTAGATGAATCTACTCCCTCTACTGTCAAAGGGTATATCTCAACGGGTTCCTGCCTTCTTGATATTGCAATTTCGAATGTTAAGAATGGCGGGATTCCGCAGGGACGTTTAACTGAAATCGCTGGCATGGAGTCTATTGGAAAATCATTACTTGGTTATCACTTGATGGCTAACTGTCAAAAGCTAGGTGGAACATGTATTCTCATCGACACTGAGAATGCTGCTTCTATCGATATCATGAAGAACGTTGGTATCAAGACCGATGATCTTATTTACATGCAGCTTGAAACAACCGAAAAAGTGTTCGATGCTATGGAGCATGTAATCCATAAGGTGAGAGCGAAGCAGAAGAATATCGATACTCCTCTCTTGATCGTTTGGGATTCGGTTGCTGCTACTTCAACAGAGGCAGAGTTCGGCAAGGACGTTGGGGAACATACAATTGCTTTACAAGCAAGGATAATCTCCAAGGGACTTAGAAAGCTTACTCCCTTCCTTGGAAAGTACAACGTAACACTAGCCTTTATCAATCAACTGCGTACACGAATCGGAATCACGTTTGGGGACGATAAGATCACTCCTGGCGGGAAAGCGATTCCCTTCTATTCCTCAGTTCGTTTGCGCCTTGTGAAAGAGGGCGATCTTAAAACTCCCGCGAAGAAGGAAGTTTACGGAGTCGCTATCAAAACAACGGTTAAGAAGAACAAGGTTGCTCCACCATTCCGCAGAGCGACATTCAAGCTTCGTTTTGGTAAGGGTATCCAAGACGTAGAATCGTGGTTCGATCCTCTTGTTGAACTCAAGGTGATTGAGCAAACGGGTGCTTGGTACTCTCATGAGAGTTTGAATGGTGGGACGAAATTCAGGAGCGGTCAATTCATGGAGCTTGTTGAAAAAGATCAGGCCCATGATATATTCAAGGGAATCCTTGAGGATCATTTCATCTTGAAGATTGATATGGACGATCCAAAGGATATCGATGAGTAATGGCTAACACGATTTGCGCTTACTGTAGGAACATAATCTTTCGAGATCAAACTGCATTAATGAAACAGCAACGAAACTTCTGTAATCATAAATGTAAGGATGCGTACTACAGTAAGCGCAAGGTTATCAAAGAGCCGAACACACATTGCGTTCAATGTGGTAATCCTATTTGGAGAAAGCCTAGTCAAGTAGCTAAGTACACAAAGCATTTCTGTTGTAAGGAATGTCATGTCTTGTATCAGCAAAAAGATCAAGTGGCAATTAAGTGTGATGAATGCGGTAAGATATTCTACCGAAAGAAGTCTCGCGCTAAACGTGGCCCAACAGGACTTGCCTTTTGTTCGCATACTTGTGTTTGGATCTACGGACACAGGCAATTTAAGAAACATCACTTTGATTCTGCTAACTATCGTAGACCTGTAGCCTATTGTCAATTGTGTGGCTGGAACGAAGTCGAACAATTGTTGTCTATCCATTGGCTTGATGGTAGCAGCACAAACAAGGACGATAGCAATATACTTGTGGTCTGTCCAATATGTAGAGAGAAAATCAAAGCGGGGCTGTTGCCTCAATACCAAGATAGGGGATAGTATGAATTTGAATTCAAGGTATGTGTATGGTGCAATAACAGACACAGAAGGCCCAAAGAATGCAACTCCCCCCGATAGTGGATCAGCAGTAAATCACCCAAAGCATTACAACTCTCATCCAAGTGGAATTGAAGCTATCGCAGTTGCGCGTTATATGAATTTCAACTTGGGCAATGTGCTTAAGTACATTTGGAGAGCGGGACACAAAGGTTCTTTCTTGGAAGATCTAAGGAAGGCACAGTTTTATCTCAATGACGAAATAGATAGGCTAGAACATGAAGAAAATACTCCTGATTGATGGGTTCAACACATACATTCGAAACTTCGCTATCGTGCCATTGCAGAATGACGATGGCGTACATTTAGGTGGGACAATCGGATTCTTGAGTTCGCTTCGTCATGTGATGGAAGCGGTCAAGCCTCATCGTGTATTGATTGCTTGGGATGAAGGTGGATCAACAAAGCGCAAGAAAATCTATGCTGATTATAAGATCAACCGAGAGAAGAAAGCTCGTAAGATCTTGATGCCATTCGATGATCTTGAACAACAGGACAACAGCTTCAATCACCAGCTTGGTCGTTTGAAGAAATACCTTGACTTACTACCAGTGAATCAGTTAACATGTCATGGAGTGGAAGCTGACGATATCATTGCTTATGTCTGCCAGAATGAAGCCTTCGATGAATATGAGAAGGTTATCTATTCCACGGACAAAGACTTCTTCCAACTCGTTAACGATGATAGGCACATTAGCATCTACCAGCCTATGAAGAAATTCTACATTACCAATGACGTAGTGAAAGAGCAGTTCCAAGTAACTCCCGAGAACTTTCCAATGTTACGCGCTCTTACGGGCGACAAGTCTGATAACATCATTGGGATTCAAGGCGTGGGAAACAAATCAGCAATCAAGTCCTTTCCTCTGATTATGGAAGAAGAAAGAAAGTTCCCCAAGGACGTTATCGAGTATAGTAGGGGCGTGGTAAAGGATAGCAAGAAACCTTTCAAATCAATCCGAAAAGTTGTGGATAATCCAGAACTTATTGAAGCTAATTACAAGATCATCCAATTGATTGAACCCGATATTGGCTTACAGTGTTACGACAAGTTTCAGGATTGGCTTAAGGATATGGATCATGGCTTGAAGTGCGGTAAGCTACAGCTTCGAATGCTGTTCATTCAGGATGGCGCAATGCGGCTCATCGAACACTTTGATTCGTGGCTGCTTCCCTTCAAGGTTCTTCAACACAAAATGTCAAAGGATAAATAACATGCAAGAAATGTACAAAGACGGTTCGGCTGGTGAGCTTGAGCCTTTCAACGAAAAGAAGTTGAAGAAGATGCTTGAGAAAGAGGGCGTGGTAAGCGTCAACGTTGTTGATCTAAAAGAGGGCATGAGGATTAAGTTGGGTAAGACAACCTACAAGATCACGCGCATTCGCAAGGATGG